TGAAAATCCATCTGCCATTGTTGTTACTAGTTGTGGAGTATCTAAATGTAAGAATCCTGTTAGTATTACTTTGGTATAGTATATTTCTGTTAATATGGAATAGAATATATATACATCACTTCCTCTAACTACTAAGTATGGTGAGATTCCATGATAACTTACTTGTTGATCATACATTACAAAATTATTATTTGCACTATCTATAATAGATAAGTATATACCTGTAGCGGCTCCAGCAGTATTTTGATACACTATAAATTCTAAACCATTTAAATATACTGAGCCTTGGTTTATTTTTTTTATAGTGTCTTTAATAACAGAATAATTTTTATATTTAACAGGTATTACAAGTCCCTTTTCGTGACATTTTGTTGTTGCGCTACTATATCCATATAATGTAGTATTTGTAATTACATCAACTTCTTTCTTAAACGATGTTAGTGATCTTGTATTTGTTATTACAGAATCAATATCCTTTATAAGTGGAACATCTGTATACCCATTACGTTTTCTTAATTTTCCCGGTTTATCTAGTAATGAATTCTCTAAAGTATTAAGAGTTCCATCAACACGTTGTTTGTCGTCGGTTTTAGTATCAATGCCTTGATTAAATGGAACTGGAATTTTTTGTTTATTTAAAGCCATTGTTAAACCTATTTATTAAAATACCCATAAACTTATAACTGTACTTGCAGAGCATCGTAGAGTTAATGTTTTTGAGTTAGAAGTTGATTCCCAAATGGTACAGTTAGTATTATTTTTAACTATTATATATCCCATTAAGTCTCTATCTAGCTTATGTGATATAGGATTGTCTATTCCTACTGTTAGGCTAATCTTTTTTAACAATCTTCCGTCTATTATTTCTCTACCAACTATTTGATTAAATACTGTTTCCGTATTTTGCTGCATTTGGTCTAGTATTTTATCTTCGGTTGATATTCTTTTTATATTTATCATCGTGTGTTGCCATAGTAGTAGTCGTTATTTTCTGCATAAACGTCTGATATAGATTCTCCATTTCCTACTTCTCTATTTCCGGCAGCTTCTTCTATACGTCTTTTTAGTGCTGCTTTTTGAGTAAGTAGTAGTGTGGCATCTGATTCTTCTTTTTGTAGCATTTTAATTGCGGCATCTACTATTACATATTCTGAAAAATTATTAAAATCAGCATATGAATCTGAATCTGATGTTAATGTTTGTGATAATGGGATGTACCAAATTTTACATGAAATGTTATTATCTGGCACTGGAGTTAGTCTTAATGTAGATCCTACTAGTCTGTATCTAACATTTTCTAATCCATAGTTTAGACCTGTTGCTTGGTTTTTATTTCTTTCGTTAAAGTTAAATTGTTTTAACGTAAACCATTCAGATCCGTTTAATTTTGCGTCGATTCCTCGTAGTTTGTAGAAATCTCCGGCTGTTATAAGAGAAGCTAATGAGTATGATTCTGCTGATCCTGAGGTTTGAAATGTAACTTCATTTATGTAATAATCTCCATCGTATGCCTGTATAAGCATGTCATGAAGTTCTGAAATTGAGTTATTTATGTAGCCAGTTAATTCTGCATCTGTTACGAAGTTTGAATTAACCATGTCCGCTCTCTGTCTTGATTCAGTGCGTAGCTGTAGTAAAGTTATAGGCATGATGCGCTCCTGATATAAAAAACCTAGTGACAACTAAGCCACTAGGTAATTTAATTAATCGTTTTCTACTACCATTTCTATAAATGATCTTAGTGCTGCTTTAAAAGATTCTTTATCTTTAGAGTCGAAAGATTCCATCATCTTGTCAACACATGCAGATAAACCGCTAGAACTATCTTGTTCTGCTCCATCTTTGTTTGGAACATGTTTCATTGTGTCAGCATTTTCAGACTTCAATGATTCATAATCTCCTTCTTTTCCATTCATCTTTCTCACTATAGAAGCGATTGCTAAACCTTTGTTCTTTTTATCACCCATTAGAATCATGTTACTCTCCTAGTTTAGAATTTTTCAACTCTAATTTTAGTACTAGTTTTGACCCTACTGCTGGATCTGTAGCTGTAGCTGTAGATACGGTATAGAATTCAACTTGTTTAGATTCTACTACTTCTGATCTAATTTGAAATTTTAAATCTTGTACTGTTGAGCTTTGTACTATACCCTGTAGTGATTTTAGTGCAACATAAGCATCACTTAATGTGATAAGGAATCGTCCTGCTGATACTCTGCTTATTGAAGCTACGCCAAGTCCACTGTCTAATACTATACTACCTACTGAGCCGTCTGATAATGTAGCTGCTGCTCCGTCACCTTCTCCGGCATCTACTAGAACTGTATCGTCTCCACCTACGGCTGATAAATCAGCAAGTAAAGATCCTACGTCTGTTACGGTTACATCTTTTCCAACTACTGCTCCTGAGCTTACAAGTTCGGCTAATTCTGCTGTAGTTAAGTCTACTGGAGTGGCTGCGTTATTTGTACCGTCGTTTGGGGTAATAGTTATAACTACTGTGTCTACAGTTCCGGTTACTACTGCTAAAATTGTATCTGTTGGATTAGCTAAGGCTGCTGCTACTTGAATAGTGATTTTATCACCATTTCTAGATGTTCCAATTGTTGCACTTGTGTATGTAATGTTAGCTACTAATGCGGTTGTAGTTCCAGATGGATAAGCTCCACCTACGTTACTTACTGTGCCTTTAGCATAAATTTCTTTTACTTCTACATCTAACGCTTGTCTGGATTGAAATCTTCGGTTAGCCATGATTTCCTCCTTATAGAATTGTGTTGTTTTTTAACACAAGTTGGATGTACGCTTTAGAACCATTTGATGGATCTGTGGCGGTAGCGGCTGCTACGGTAAAAAGACTGATTGTTCCTGCTGAAGCAATACTTTCTTCTTTTACTTGAAAATGAAGATCTTCTGCGTCTGCATCTAGGAGCATTGCTTGAACAAACTTAAGTCCACCATAATATTTATCTTCTAATGTAATAAGATAAAGACCTTGACTAGTTCTTGAGATTGAGGCAATTCCTAAACCATGAACAATTGTTGGTGCGCCTGTTGCGCCAAATGATACTTCTAGAAATAAATCTTTTACTTCTCTGTCTAGTGATTGTTTTCTNNNNCGGTTTGCCATAAAATTTTCCTTCTTTGTTTAGTCTCAGGAGGCTACCCTGAGCATTTTGTTATTAAAAGTTCTCGATATTAGGATAAGGAAGCTAATATGGCTATTACGCAGATATTAGCTTCCTAACTAGTTGTTATCCTAGATTAATATTAGCATTGAATCCGGGCGCACGGCAGCCAAGCTGGGCATAATAACCTACACGAACCTCAACACCATCAGCAGCAGATTCCCTTAGGAATTTTAAGCCATCAGAGTCAAGAATCTTTGGACATTTGCCAAGACTATAGATTTTCCAGAATTCCAAAGATAGCATAAATGCTCTATCACTTGGACAATTTTGGTCAGGAATACACTTAATTGCACCACGTGGACCATTGATAAGAATTCCTCGGAAACCAATTTCAGCATTAGCAGCGCAGTCAATATACTGAACTTTAGAGCCTAGGGCTTTTTCAAGATCAGCAAATTTACTGTAGCTCATGAAACAGTGAGATGGTTTTCCACCTTCACGTGCAACACGAGAAGCAGCAGAAATCAAAGCTTCTTCGATTGGCTCGGCAGATCCGTCATAACGAATACCAGCTAAACGAGTTACGTCAGCAGTTCTGTCAACACCAAAAAAAGCTGTTGAAGAAGGGGCTGAATCAGGAAGCCATGCTCTTAAACCTTTCAATTTAAGGTCATAGTCACCTTGTACAAATATGTAGTCGTTAGAAGCTGCACCAGTTCCACCATCAATTGCAGAAGCAGCGTCTACAGTTACAACACCTGAATCACGATTAACACCTGTTACAGTGATATTTCCAGATTTAACTGTTCCACTACCATTATCAGTTGAAAATACTAATTCCATTCCGACTTCAAAATTAGTAACATCTTCGATGTCTTTTAATTGCATAGAAGTTGAAGTGAAGCCAGCATTTACTTGACCGATTGTTCCTGATCCTGTTCCATAAAGAGCGATTGCTAAAGATCGAGTAGCAGATTCAATTGCTCCATCGATTTCAGTAGTAGCAGCTTCCATGAAAGCATTTGCATTGCCTTTAGAGGCTTCGATAGTTTCATTGTCAATTGTTGCCAATGAATAGTCTTTGCTTCTTACAAGCAAAAATGCTTTTAATTGTGTGCTAGTTTTGTTAGTTTGAGCGGTTACGAAAGTAGCAGAACGTCCTTGAGGAATTCCATATTTAATTGGAAGTTTAAGGTTGTTACCGCCAAAACTTTCATACTTTGAAAGAAGAGCTAACAAGGCATTGTCTTGATATACCATGTTCTCAATTCTCTCTGATGTGTAATGCTGTTTTAACGCAGCGTCAAAAGAGGTCATGTCTAAACTCATAAAAAATCTCCTGTTGTCGATTATAAACTTAAAAAAGTATAATCAATAGTTGTGTTTAAAATACTTAATAAAATGCAGTTTGTCTCTATTCTACGTCCATTTAAGCACTGCTGCGGCTCGTTGAACTGATTCCTCTGCGCTTAACTTTCTGTCTGCGTTATTTATCGACTCGGCAGAATGGTCGTTTGACAATGTGGCTGATGTCTTTTTAATTTCTGGCTTTTGTTCTGCTGCTACTTCCTTTTTAGCTGCAAACTTTTTTAGCTTAAGAAACTTCTGTGCTTCTTCGTATAGGTATGCTTCTACAGCTTCGGCTGCTTCGGTAACATCTAGTATGTTTCCTGTCTCATTATGATGTTCTTCAATAACTTCATATATCAAATCGTTAGCTGAATTGGCGTTTATAAGTTCGTATTTGTCTAGGTCACTTTTTACTACTGTATCTATCTCAGATTTAAAGTTATTTATAATAGTTTCAAATCTTTTTTCTTCTTCTTCTTTCTCTTTGCTATTTAATCTTTCCTCTAGAGATTTGTATTTATTTTCTAATTCTTTCTCTAATTCCTCTCTCATTAGCTTCATTTGCATGTCACTTGAGAGTTTTCCATCATTTAGAGCTAGTTCTGTAAGTGTTTCGTAGTCTAGTCCTAGTTCTTTTAGTGTTCCTAGAGGATCTTTCTTTAATTTATGCTCTAAAGGGATTTCCACTGGTTTTTTTGGCTTGGCTGATTCAAATTCTTCTCTTTGTTTCTTGAAATTAGCCATTTCTCGTTCAAAATTAATACGTTCTGTGCGAAATTCCTTTTCTTTTCTGCTTAATGCTGCAAACTTTTTGTTAAACTCGTCTTCTTCTGGTTTTTTAACCTCTGCTACTGGTTCTTTTTCTACTTCTTCTGTAGCATTTTCGGTTTCATTTAGTTCAATAGTGTCTTGTGAGTCGTCTTGTAACATGTTAATCTCCTTTGATTACTTAGTGGACCGATATTGGTCCGGTACTACTGTACCATTTTGTATATTTTTATTCTATTGGAAGCTGTTGAGCGGCTTGTAACTCTTCGTCTGTTAGTTCTTGTTCTGCATTTAGAGCGGCTTCATTCTCTGCCATTGCCATTTGTTGATCCATTATTGCTTGTTCTTCTGGAGAAACTGGAGCAACATTGTCTCCTAGCATTATACCACCTTCTATTATTGGATTTAGCGGCTGCGCTCCAAGCATTGATTGTTCTGCTACTGATTCTGAAGCTCCTTGAGCACCTTGATTAGCTAGTTGTTCTGTTAGTTGTGCTGCTGTTGGAGTAACTTCCTGTGATTTCATTAGTAAACCTTGAGCGTCTTCCATATAGCGTCTTAGTAGTTCTAATCTTTCTTCTGGAGCTTCTCTCATTGAGTACATTAAGTAAGCTTGTTGTACTTTTCGTACTGCATTTTCTAGATTTTGATATGGTTCTGGAGGCATGTATTTTCCTTCGTCTACCATGTTTTCGATTATCTTGTCTAGGTTTTGAGCGTCTGCGTTTAACATGTTGGAAACGGAGTTTAGATCTGGGAAGTCTAATAGTTTTAATCCGTCTTCTTTACTTAGGAATCCTGCTGACATTAGTTCTTGAATATCTTGTAGTCGTCCTGCTGGATCTCTTGACAATGCGTTTGTTGGGAATGTAGACATCATAAATTGATCTTCTTCTAAGTCTACGTCTTTCCATTTAATAGTTTCTATGAATTCTTTTCCTTTTACTTTTACTTCATAATGTTTGTTTTCTGAGTATAGATCTTTTGCAAGGCTTACTATTATTTTGGCAGCGTCTATAAATGCTGATTCATATCTAGTAGCTACTGCTAAAAATCTTTCTGATTCTATGTCAGAATATTCTCTTAGTGCTTTACCTGAATCTAGTCCAGATGGTTTTAAACTCTGTGCGCTTAGTTGAGATATGCCAGAAATTTCATATGCTTTTTGATATAGAAATTCTAAATGGCTAAATAGCTCAGATGGTATTTGACCTAGAGCAGAATATTGTGGAGGCGTTCCTGCGTACTTAATGATTCCACCAATTTTATTATTCAAATGTGCTGATACTATTTTAGAACTTGCTTCTACTAATAGTTTTGGAACACTTACTAAGTGCATAGATACTTGTATAGTTCTTAGGATTTTATTTATCTCTAACTGTAGTCCTTGTAGCTGTTCTCCTAGACCAAAACCAAAAAATCCTACAGGTCTTAGGTTCCATCTAAAAAATACAAAAGGAAAAAAATCTTTAGTATATTCTTCTTTTAAAAGTGTGACGTTATTTATAACTATTGAGTGTACTCCGTCTTTAGCTTTAACTCCAGATCGTAAGTGCCATGATTCTACTACTCTAATCATATCGTCTTCGTGTTGTATTGGTGTAGAATAATCGTATTGATCTCTAGAATCTGTTGCTTGGTCAATAAGAAGTTTTTTTCCGGGAAACATTTGCTTTAATACGTCTTTGTGTATATGTTTTTCTTGATGTAATTGTCGAGGCTCTCCGTAGAATGATTCTGTATCTGATACTTTAATTTCGTTTATAAATACTCGCTCTACTTTAATTTCTCCATTTGAAGAGAATATTTTTAATGCGCCTGTTCCAAATATTGCTGCATCTAGAAATGCAAGTGCGGCTTTTTTATACATTGATACAGAGTCAAATATTCCATCAATAAATTTTGTAAGCTTCTTGGCTTTAGTTTGCATTGACCAAGTAGCTCCATCAGTTAGAAACTTAGCTCTAACTTTATTCTTGGTTATTTTTGAAACTACTGTGTCGATTAGTGATTGAATTACGTTTAGGCTAACTTTATGACCGGCTCCGACTGCCTCATCTTGTGAAGAGTATGATCTAACTCCTAAACCTTTTGCGAAACTGTTTGAGTACATTCTAGCATATCGTAAATTATCTACTGCTCTATACCCTTGTGCTTTATCTAAATGGTTTACTACACCAAAAACATCGTCTTTTAGATCATTTTCGTTAGATAACCACCATTTATTATTTGTGATGTTGAACATAGTTTCTCCTGATTTTACTTGTTATGTGAATTAGGTATTGTCGCTTGACCAGAATAGTAGATCTTCGTCTTCTCTGTCTTGTTCTTCTTTTTCTAGTTTTGAAAGTTCAACGGTTTCTTGTGCCTTTTCCATCAAAGTAGTTGATTCTACAGTAGGCATTGATTCTATAAATCCATAGTCGGATATTTCTACAGTGTTGCCTTCAAGTGTAAACTTTTTAACCTTGTTTTTCTTACACCATAAAATGAATAGCTTAAGATCGTCTAGACTGTGAAACATATGAAACCCCTATATTGTAATTTATTTATAAATCATTATACCACACATCGGATATTGCGTCAAGCTCGTTACAATCTTCCTCGAATGATTCCTCTAAGTTAGCTCCCATTGGATCTTCTTTTCTTCTCTGCATTTTATCCGCTTCTTGCTGCTCTATCTTGTCCATGTACTCGTTTGTATTGAGTTTTGGCTCAACTATAGGAGCTTCAGATAGATAGTGTAGACTTGCCTTCCATGCGTATAGAAGAGCGTCTGTTATATCTGAGTGATAAGTATCTGAAATCTTTGGATTTTCTGGATTCCTTATCTTGGAATCTTTGTCCCATGATACTAGCATACAGTCTTCTTCAAACTTAGAGCCTCTAGGTACTTGTAGTTTTCCTGTTCTAAGGTCGTCGTTTAGTAGTTCTATAAACTCTATTTTTCTGGACTTTTCAGCAGCCTCTAGGAATATACCATGTCTTTGTACTATTTCGCTTGTTATTTTTTTTCCAAGTGCGCCTGAGTCGCAAACTATTTTTACAGGATTGTATTTATCTTTATACTTTTTAATAGATGTTATTAGTTCTGTAATGTTTTGCTTACTTTTTTCAAACTCTTCTATTAGGTATATCTTTTTCTCATGAGAGTTATAGCCTATCACTACAATTGCGTCAGAATCGTCGTATCCATAATCTACGCCCATTATATAAGTCCACTCACCTTGAACAGGAAGATGATTGTATATGTTTATACTTCTATCAAATCTAAATACAAGACTATCTTTGTCTTCTATCCATTGACCGTAACTTTCTCTTATAAAACTAGGATCTGACTTATCTATTCCTCTAATTATACACTCTTCGTTTAATGTTTCGTTAAGATCAAGTCCCTTGTCTGGATTGTGCATGTGTGGATTATCAAATGCAGTCCAATGTTGACTATCCCAATCTTTTGATTGTGAATATTTATAATAAGGTCCTGTACATGTAGGTCCGGGAGTTCCGGTTAGATATAGTGCGCCTCTTAAATCTCGTAAGGCTGGAATAATAACATCGTTTATTAGTTCCGTTAAAATGGATGGTCGTATTGATTGAGCTTCGTCTATGTAACATTTTTTTAATTTGTATCCACGAAACTTTGAAACTTCAGACTGGTCCTTAGCACCTGCTAAATATATTTTAGAATTATTTGGAAATGTTACGGTTAGTCTGGTATGATCTGTTTTGCAGTCTATTTCAAATTTGGTCAAAATGCTTAGTAGCTCTCCCCATAGAATGTTTCTTGCAGCATTTTGTGTTTGAGTTATATATAGTAATGCTACTTCTTTATTGTCTTGACATGTAGATACCATATCTGCGGCTATACCAACACTTTTACCACTACGTCTGCTAGCTACTACTATTTTAAATCTGTTAGTAGATCCTCTGAAAAATCTTTTCTGTGCATCAAAACAATAGTTATCAAAATTAAATACAGGCTTCTCTTTGGATGCCTTTCTTTTCTCTAATTCTATTAGTAGTGACTGTTTATTTATCATTTGTAGAATAGCCTAGCCTGTTCCTTCTGAATTAGCTTTTCTATTTTAGATAATTTTCGATCTTGATGTATATAGTACCCAGAGTAGTAACACTCTTCTGCTGAGTAGTTTTTTGTAATTACTTTGTCTTTTATAGTGTTAATAGATTTTGATAGTAGTTTTATTAAAGTATCTAGTTTCATTAACAAAGTTAATTTAGCTAATGATCTTTTTTTGAAAAGCTTATCATAGGATTTTGGTTCCATTTTAACACTCCTTATTAAGCTATTTACTTGGACGTTTAATTTCTGCGTTCCTTACACCTGTAGTAACCGCAGATGCCTTTTTAGCTTTATCAATTTGATCTATTTTTAATTGTGATCTAAATGATATAACAGATACATTTGTAAATGGAACCATGATGTGGTCAGATGCAGACTTAATTTCTATTGCAGAATAGTCTTTGTTTACATAAATCTCTACTCCGGGACATCCGGGCTTAGAGCGAGTTGTAAAACTTGTTTGTACTGTTTTGTCGAATGGAACAGCTTGGTACGTTCTTACTGAGTCGATTTCTGGTAGATCTTGTTTTTCGTTTGACATTGTTTTTCCTTTTGTTAGGCTTGTTGTTTATTACTTTTTAAATATTATCGCTCGTAGTTAATTGTGTTTTATTTCTATTTATAGTGCTGCTAGTGGACATGCAGATTCTTTTACTTCTACTGATCCACCGAACATGTCTGTGTATGTTTTTGTTACAATCTTTTCAAATAGTTCTTTAGAGCATGATATGGTGGCTACCTTGTCTGCCATTCTTTGGATAATAGCTACGTCTGAAAAGCCCCAGAATTCATCTCTAATTTTATTTTTCCACTCTTCTAAACTATATCCACATCTATTAGCTTCGTATTTGTTTAACGATGTTACTACTGATGTAAATACTTTTAGTCTTGCTTCTACTTCACCTTCTGCAAATTGACCGGAGAAAGATCCTTTGGCTCTATGTTGTCCAGTTAAACCTGCTGGATCAATGTAGCGTGTGTCACCATGTTGAGAAATTGAAAATGCCATTGAGAATGACCATATAGAGTATGTATGAACTGGTCGCATTAGCTTTACTAGTTCCATAGTTCTGATAAATCCTAGACCATCTATTACATTTCCTCCACCGGAATTTATAATAATGTAAATTGGCTTTTTAGCAGGTAGTTTAAAATTTAGTTCTAGTAATCTGACAGTAGCTTCTCTCATTGTTTCTTCGTTGACTTCTCCTTTAAGATAAACATGATTGTCTACGGTTAATGGAATTATCTCTGCTGACCTAGCGTCTTTGCAAATGATAATAATAGATAATGCGATTAACATGGTCGCAAGAAGTGTTAAGTCAATCTTAAGTGATCCTCTCATTTTGATTCTCCTCTCAAAGCTTTGTTTTGTTCCAATAGTATTTTTGAAATTTCTTTCATCTCGCTTAAGTCCGATAAAAGTCCTATTGTCATTAATATTAATTGTGATTTAGATCGTGTCTTCAATACTTTTTTTAATCTCTTAACGTGTTGTTCTGCGTACTCAAGATTTTGTTCTAAGTCTTTTTCTTCATCTGTTTTAGGTTCGCTCATTTGTGTAACTCCTTATGTTTTTTAGTAACAATGCTCTTAAGTATTTTATTCTTAGTAACACTGGATTTAATTGTACGTGCATGATTCCATTTTTCTCGAAAGATTCTTCACGTAACATTTTTTCTATTCCATCTACTATGGAACATATTTGTTCTTCTTGTATCTTTAATAATACTTCTACTTGGTCGCTCATATAATCTGATCCACTACTCCATATGCAAGTAATTTGTCTGCTACAAGATAAACGTTTTTCTTTTGTACTACAGTGTACCAGAATCCTTCTGATTTTGTTGACATACTAGAAATCCATTTCGCCCATAGCTTCTCTTCTTTTTCCATTTGCTCTACTTCTTGTTTCACTTGTTCATGCGAACCTGATAATCCATATGATGATTGATGAAACATAGTGATACAAAACTTAGAAATTTTTCGTACGTTACCACATGCTAAAATTAATGTGGCGGCTGACATAACATGACCGTATCCCTCTGTGATTATTTTACATGGTGATGACGTTAATCTTCCTACAATTGCTAATGCTTCGTATAACTCTCCTCCGGGAGAATTTATTCTAACTGTTATAGGTTCTTCTATAGATAATTTTTCTAGTTCTGTCATAGCTCCGTCTATTAGATCAAATGAGCAGTATGATGAATCGTGTTGACCACATGGACCTATAGATCCTGTTATGCGAATTATGCGATTTTTAAAATCAATTCCATATTCAAAAATATAATCTAATCTTAGTTTTTCTGCGTCAATGTCATTTTTCTTTGCCATTGGCTATTCCTTTGAAGTTTCTTCTTGTTTGTATCTAGTAAATAATAAGTATGGATGAAACACCATGTTGTATCTTGCAGCTAATTTATCTGCTATTCTAGTGTGCATTGTGTAGATACACGCAGCACTGGCATCATGCTCGAAACTATTTAGTAGTGCCTTACCTAGTCCCATATTACGGAAGGAATGTTTTACATATATGTAATGTATTACTAGTATACCGTCTATTTCATCGCTAACTGCGTATCCGTATATTTGACTTAAATCTGATTCGTTACATGCAATAACTACATTGCAGTTCTTTAGAAGAGTTTCAATAACCTTGTGATGCTCTTCATAATATATAGTGTTTGTAATTAGTTTTGCAAATAGCGAATGTCTGTAAGATTTTAGCCAACTGCTAAAAATAAATGATGCGTCTTCCGATGTGGCTTGTCTAAATCTGATTGGTAGTTTGCTCATGGTTCCTTCTCTTGGTTTGGATGTTCTACGCTTCTGCTCCAGAAACATTTAAATCTTCAATGTTTTTGTCCTCTTCTTTTGGAACGACTTCTAATAATTTTACTAACTTACCTTCAAACTCAAGTACTTGAGCGTCAATAAGTGATAGTCTTTGTTCGGTTTGTTTTTTTAATACGGATAATTCGCCTAGGGTGGCGTAGATTTGGTAAAGATTTTGATTCTTCTCTTGTAATGTCATTTTTAGCTCCTTTTTGCTCTGTTTAGTTATATTTTGTTCCACCGGATGAATTCATCCCATCGTAGAAAGGTTTAGTTTCGTTTATGAGCTGCTTTAACGCACAAGCCTAGGTATGGGTACGGCTAAATGCTTAAAACGCTCAATAGAAGGCTACACAGCTTTAGAATTGTGGGCTTGGAGAGCTTTACGTTTTCTAGTTGTTTCTGTGTAGCCCATATATATTATATTATAATTCATATCTTATGTCAAGTCTATCAGGCTTAAGCGGCTGAAGCGGCTGACTTTGGATCATTTTTTTTTCTTAGGGGACTTTTTGGGTATGCTAATTACGGCTGCATCGGCTGCCACAACTTCTACAGTCTCCGGTTCCCACTGCCTGTCTCCAGCTATCCACTTTGGGGCTTTGAACGGCAAAGGTGGTGGTGCCATTCCAACATCCGAAATAAGCTCTATAAGTTCTGATGCGGCTGGATCAACTGCTGCAGCCCGACAGTCTGAGAGATAATCATTTACCAAAGAGATCATTTCACTAAGTTTCATCTTCGGCTTCTTCGGCTGTGGCGGCTTTTGTAGTTGATAGGACTTTTTGAGCTAATAGTAGTAGTTCATCGTTGGATAGATTGGATAAGTCGTCGGAGCGAGCGGCTTCTCGTTCTTCTCTTTGTAGCTTTATTAGAACCTCTAAATATCCTTGAACTACACGAGCTTCTTTAAGATCGAGCGTGAGTTGTTTGGAACATTTTGTTCTGTACATGGAGAGTTGGGAAGCGATGATTTGCCGAGCATCATTTACTAAAACATCAGTGTTATTATATACTTCGATTATCTTGGAGCTTGGTCGCCCCGGAATCATGATTCTCTTTTTTGTGTCTGACATATGCTCCCTTTTGTGATTTCAAGTACTTACACACATTTTACTTTTTTCACTAAAAAAATTTTTTACGAGGTTTGGAATTATATTATAGCATTTGTAAACCGGTTTGTAAAGTCTATTAAAAATCCAACTGTAAATGGTTTGCGTACGCATAAATTCTGATCTATATATACTACACCATACTCCATCGCTAAACCGGCTTTTTTAACCTTCCCCGTCTTTTTAATTTGTCAAGTTTTATTTTGGATATTTTTTATTTTATTTGTCAATGGTTTTCTTTCTACATGTTCTATCAATCGGCTGACTCGGCTGACTCGGCTGATCCAGTCTGTTCAGCTTGATAGTCTAGATAGTCTTGATGATAGCGCATCAATTGGTTAAGCCGCTTAAGTCTATTGTGTACGTAGCAGATGCTAAACGGATTGCCTTTACGACCAGCGGTAACAGTCTTTATATATCGTCTATAATATCTACGTAGATGTTTTGATATTTCTACAAGCTGGATGCCATTAGATGTTAGTGTTAGGATGCACCTATCAATTTTGTTTAGTGTTAGCGGTTTGATTAGTTTGAGGTAAACGGCAAATACATCATCGGCTTTATCGGTCAATATAGTTTGTTTAGCTGATCTAGCCGATGCAGTTCGCTTGTCTAATTGTAGGATTAGTTGGTTGGCGATATGGGCGGGGACCTTTTTTATGTCTACGACTAGAGCGTGGAACATGAGTTTTGAGGTATAGGCGGCTAAGTCGGCGATATTAGGTATTATTATGAGTTTTGGGGAGAATTTGGGCGTACTTGGGCACTGATGCGAATTTATTTAGCTGATTAAGGTGCTGGAGCGTGAAGAAGCCCACCTTTTTGCGTTGCGTTGATAGCGGTTTTTGTAATATACCAGAATATTCGTCTAGATATTTTTGTCTGTTTTTACCGCTTCTTTCTATATCGTGGAAATCCATTTTGTCAATTTTAATATACCATCTCAATTGTAACTTCTTAAAATCTTTAGTTTGAAATTTTGACTTCTTATATTTGTTTTTATTTTTCATTTTGTGGACCTTTAAAGCAGAATATTGGGCATATTTTTTAATTATATCATATATAATATCAAATATCTACGCTATCAGAATTTTTAAAATAATTGTTGCAAACTAATCTGATATGATATATAATGATATTAAGAGAAAGTTAAAAAAGGAGAAAATCATGAGTAATTTAGATAAACTTTTAAAACTAAACCTAAAGAAAAAAAGTGATTTATTACTGCGTGATATGTTAGAAGTAAACGGTCAAGTAATAATTAGTGCATCTAGATTAGTTGATTCTGCATTTAGTTTTCAAGAAAAAGGTTTAGTTTCTGTTATTAGAAAAGATTACTCTAATGATTATATCGTTAGATTAATATCATAAAATAATTGTTGCAAACTAATCTGATATAGTATATAATGATAGTACGAGTAAACTTAAAAAGGAGTGAAAAATGAAAATCCTAACAAGAAAAGAAGCTTCTAAATTGGATCAAAAGTTTGTTTTATGTACTAGTAGTAGTGCTAAATTTTTCATTCTTAATAATGGTGGATGGACCGTTTTTTCAAATAAAGAAAATGCGCTCACATTTGCAAATTACTTAAGAAAAAATTACGAATATATTATAGCAAACATTGATCTTTTCAACGAATATAATTTAGAGCCTAATAAGGAGTAAATAATGAGCAAACTAAATAAATATAAAACACTATACACAAAACAATTATTTATTACAAATGGCAGATGCCTAGCAGATGGTTTTAAAGAATTACAAGTAACATCATATCCTTTCCATACTGGTGTTAGGGTAACTATTACAGATGGGTATAGAATATTTAGTGATGTTCATTGTAGAAATTATTTTGATGCTATAAAAGAAATCAGGAAATTCAAGAAAACAGAGTGTAAAAAGTAATTTTAAAAAAGGAGTGTTATATGACTATTAAAGAAAAATTGCTAAAGTTAATAACCAGTGATGATTATTCTAGAGATGACGATGATCGTATTATTACTAGTCTATATAAAAGTGTTAGTGATGCGGATAAAGACGTAATAGATATTATATTTGTAACTTTATGTGGATATTCATTAAAAAGTATTATAAACGATGATTGTAATTAGGAGTATAGCATGAAAAGAATTAAAGAAAAAAACGGATTTATAATTAGTGATGATGGTAGATATATTTTCAAATTAGCCGATATATCAAATATAATAGTTAGTACTTTACCAGAATATAGACTAATAGAAAATTGCTGGACCGAAGAAAAAAATAGAAAATATTATATTATAAATATAATTACTAGTAATGGAAAAGAAGATTGTAGATTCTTTGAGGTTAAAGGATTAGATAAAAGTCAAGAACAAATTGACATAAATAAAGATAGTTTAATAAAAGAATTATTAGGTTTGTTGGGCAATAAAAAAGCATTTGAAAAATAATTATTGCAAATTGATTTGATATGATATATAATGATAGTACGAGTAAACTTAAAAAGGAGTAAAAAATGATTAGAGCAAAAAATGTTATTATAATAAGTGGCAATTCAAAAAAAGGTGATTTCACTTTAGATTTATTAAAAGAATTAGTATATAATGGTATATATCCTAAGAAGGTAATTGGATGTTATAAAGGTGAAGAAGAACTTTCTTTTGTTTGCATTACTGAAGAATTAGAATTACTACACGAATTAGCAAACAAATATTTTCAAGAAAGTATACTAGTATCAAATTCTAGGCGAGAAAGTCATTTGTTATTCAATGATGGTAGCGAATTATATTTGGGAAAACTGAAGTCAGTTAGTGAAGAAGTAGCTAAGTCTAATGATGGATATACATATTGCCCAAGAAATAATTCTTATTACATTTGTGAAAAATAGGAGTACTTTATGTGGATATTTTTATTTATTGTTTTCATGTTTATGTTGTATTTGATTGACGGACATGATGGACCATTTGTTTAAAAACTTAAAGGAGATTTTTATGAAAGATTTGATTAGATTGATGGAATTAGTAGCAGTAGTATTTGTAGCGGTTATTCCAATTTGGGGATTTGTTTATTTGGCAATTAATAATGAGGCAGTAAAAGCTGGTATAAGAGTATTTCATAATTTATTTTAAAAGGAGTATATGATGAACTTTAAAATTTTATTTTTAACTTTACTCGTTGGATGCGGTGGTACACCTTATACATTAGAGCCGGTGCCAGTTAGTCAAGAAGAAATTAATAGAAGAAATATATTAGTACACGATAGTTTGATTTCTGCAAATTCTGAAAGAATAGAATTATTAGAGCGTAGATTAGATATTGTAGAAAATGCAATTTCATATATAGGCAGTGAAAATGTAATTAGAGCATTAAACTTTAGAATTACAATTGACGAATTAAATGCAAACATAAATGCAAACAAAATAAAAATAGATGCACTAACTTCATTGCTTGATAGTACAATTGCAGATTTTGATAGTGCATTAGTAGCAATTGATGATAAATTTGAAAATGCTTTATCTGCAAATGAAGTATATTATACTAACATTTTAAGAGGAGTGTTTGATGAAATTACTGTTTTAAATGATTCTGTTATTAGAATTATATATCCATGTGGGGTAAATAAATCCGAAGAGGTCCTACTTGATACACTTGATGGATTAGTAGCGTATTTTGAAAAAGGTACTAGCAAATATTTGAGTATTATAAAGGATGGTAATTATAGTACTACAGACGGTTTTAAATGTAATTTCAAGGTGTTAGATGGTAAATTAGTTGTAAAATAAACTTGACTTTTTAAAATAAAGTATTGCTAAATATATAATTACTTTTTAAAACTAATGTGATATAATGATATTAGGAAAACATTAAAAAGGAGAAGTAAATGAGCAATATAGAAAAATCATCAAACTGGTATTTCACTGTAAATGAATATTGCAAAAGTTTAGAAGTTATTTATAATGTACCACTAATTAAAATTGCTGGTATATTTTCTGCTTTATCTCCAAATAATACCGTCAAGACAAACATTATATCGTTAGAAAGATTTCTACTACATAAAGGTAACTGTAAAGTAACTACCTTTAACGGTCAAAAAAATAAAGCACTGCAAATTCTAAATTCCGAAGATAGTATATCAGTTGACGATGTAAAGCAAATTTTAAAAAACTTGTGCTTTTTTCGACAATATTTTTCAACCAGAAGTTAGTAGGGAAGTTACCATTGACCTTTGGATGATTAGATATTTTAAAATTGATGGTAGTTTGACAGATAAAAAGTATGATGAAGCCGCTGATAAAGTAAGAGATTTGGCAGATAAAATAGGAGTATTGCCACACAGATTGCAAGCTAAGATTTGGGTAGAAATTAGAGGTCAAATATTCTAAATTAATTGTTGCAAATTTACCTAATATGATATATAATGATAGTAAGAGAAAGTTAAAAAAGGAGAAAAAAATGTTAAACTGGCTAGACGATAGTGGAATAGTAAACTGGATAAATGAAGATGATAGTGATGATGATGTAACCGGTAGTATAATAATAGAAGATTTTGAGGCATGGTTTGACGGTAAAAATTTTGATCTTGACGTTGAAGTTACTTTTGACCATGATGTTCCTAGTTTACGTCTACTTGATGTACGAGAGTACGATGAAGATAGTTGGGAACAGATTCCGCTATCAGTTGATGATGTATTTTTGGCTAAATTACTTCTACATTTTGAAAACAAACTAATTGACTTAGCATTACGTGAGATTTAAAAAGGAGTATAACATGAGTAATAAAAGATCGGAAAAATTGTTGAAAAAATTTAATGAGACAAAAGAAATTTTGAAAAATACTTCTGAAAAAGGAGTAGTGTTAGAAGTGAATTTTAAAATAGGTGTATTGGTTAGTAGAAAAAGTTTATCTGATATAATTGAAAAAGATGAAGTAGAAAATAAAAATAAAGCAGCTTAAAAAGGAGTATAACATGAATTTTAATTATAGCAAATTTGGTCTAGGCGATGTATTAGAGTATAAAGTAAAAGGTACAATTAATCTGACTGATTTTGGTAGGGTAATTATACTGAAAATAAGATTAGTAGATGATGCACCAAAATGCACATATGTTTTTCAGACTGGAGTAGAAGTAGAAGAAGAAAATATAATTGGTAGGTTTATTCTACTAGGAGTAGATTAGGAGTTTATAATGAATATTTTAAAATTTACTAGCGGTGAAAATAATTATATATCAGTTTTAAAGCATCTTTCACTTGCAAATTATAGTTTATTTTTATCTACTGGCGGTGAACATTACCTATTAGAAGCACTGGATATACTTTGTTGGATAAATTGCTTGACAAATGAAAATATTGATAGGACAAAAACATTAAAAATAGTTGTAGGATTTTAGAATTATTTGTGCTACAATGATATAAAGGAGAGCAAAATGAGCATAAACATAAAAGATATTGATATACATGACATGGAGATAAACACTAAAGACTATCCTGATTTTTGTGATTCTTTTGTTATTCTAGCTACTTGGAAAGACTGTGGAGAAACACTAACAGATGCAGAATTAGATGAATTAAATGATGATAGTGATTTGATTTATGAATTGTGCATGGCTAGGTTATTTTAAAAGGAGATAGTATGCAATGCCCTATATGCAGCAAGTATTATAAAGTTACAAAAAGCCCAGTGCTAAATGTTACATGGTACGATTGCACTAATTGTAATTTGACTAAAGAGAAATGTGAAGAAAAATTTAAAAGTGAAAATAGTTTAAAAGCTAAATGTGTAGATAGTGATTTGATTTATGAATTTAGAAAACTAGTTTGGTCCGATGATGATGAAGACATAAAAGGTGTATTTTAACCATTGGCAATAACGCCAAATATAGGAGTATAAGATGAAAAAAGTATTATTAGTTTTAGTTGTTTTATCTGGAGTAGGATGTTCTTTATTAGTGCCTAAAGCAATTCCGCAGTTGACTAGAGCGGAAAAGTTTAAACAGTGTATTATAGACTTAAGCCGAGAAGGTATAAAGCAATCTTTAATTAAAGAATTGTGTGAAGGTACTTATGGTAGTTTAGACTAAAAAGGAGATTTTTATGATACTTGAAAAATTTTACAGCTATAAAGATTTATCTAAGAAAGTTAAGCAAAAAGTGTGTAAAGAATATCTAAAAGGATGGTTAGAAACTCATGATGATGATGATTTATGTCTAGATGAAGTAGATAAATTACTTATAACATCCGATAATGATTGTTATTTAGAAGATGGTACATTAATTGGAGATTTTGATTAAAATAATTGTTGCAAATTAGTATACAATGGTATATAATGATAGTAGGGAAAACAAAAAGGAGTAAAAAATGAATGAAAACAAATTATTCAAAAAACTAAAAGAAGCTATAGAAGATAAGGATGAGTTTAAAGTTACTATCATTTCTACATTACTTCATAATTTGGGTGTACCTATTCATGACTTTTCTTATGATTCTTATACTGGAGACTTTCTTATTTGTGTAGATGATACATCTGATACTACATTTGCATGGTCCGAGTCGAGTACTTTTTATAATCCGCATGATGATGTCACTTATTGTATTTGTGAAGATCAAGATGGTGGAAGTGAAGTAGTTTGGTCCGAAGATGGTTTAGTTTATTAGGAGATAAATATGAGATATAACATTATAAGCACTGGTTTAATACTGTTTTTATCACTGGTTTATAGCACTAATGCTTCTACTCCTACAGTATATAAGTATAATAGAGCATCTATAGAAGATAAACTTAGGATTTTAGACGTTAAAGCGAATAAAAAAGTGATAAACGGTCTAAATTCTGGTATAAAATCATGTTATTTGTTGGAGAACTTGCTACTTAGCGTAATAATGGTAGAAAGTAGGTTTGAATATAAAGCAATAAATAAAAAGTCTAAAGATTTTGGTTTAATGCAAATCAATATAAACAATGTAAAGAAGTTAAAACTAGATAAAACAAAATTATTGACCGACACAAATTATAATATTAAACATGGGTGTAAAATCCTTACATGGTTTATGGCTAAATATGGTGAAGATGGTATAGGTAGATATAACTGCGGTACTAAAAAAGGATGTATAAAGTATACGTCTACTAAAAAATATGTTAAAAAAGTAATGGGATATAAAGTTATGTTAGATAAATTGGAGAAAGTAAAATGAAATATATATTTAATTCTTTAATTGTTTGGTTTATAATGTTGTACGCTCTATATATTTGTTTTATGAGCCTTACCTTAGTAAATGCAATACTAGGTTTTATAAGTAGGAAATTACAGTTTTGAAAACTTTATGTATAGTAATATTATTGTTGTATATAGTTTGTAATAGTGTGTTTGGCACTAGTGGTGAAGAATATGATGCGGCTTACAATGCTTTAGGTAAAGCGTTTGTAGAAATGCCAACTATAAAGGAAGTAGGAAAACTACTATCTAATAAAGGTTATAATATGAGTAAAAACACTATAGGATTAGATAAACATCAATTAGGTTTTATATCAGGTGTAGGCGGCTCTTTGGTTAGGGGTAAAGTTAGCACTAAAGTACTTAAAAATTTTAAATTAGACATAGATAAAGATATGCAAATAGTGCCATTAGTGATTTATGATATTAATGATGGTAATTTATATAACATGTTACAATTTGACTGGAGGTTTTAAGATGGGCATTTTTAATTTTTTCGATAAATGTTTTGTAGTATTGTTGCTTATATTATTACTTATATATGTAGAAGTGGTGAGGAGTATTTTATGAGTTTAATAGATGGTGTAGACAAAGAGTATGAAATATATTTACCAAATTCTGCATTAATGAATGGTTTTATTTTTGGTAATAATTATAACAATGCGCTAGGATGTTTAGTGGATGCGTTTATTTTAAAATACAAAAAAAGACCCTTAAGCTTTAATGATGCAAATCCTATTATGGAATTTTCAGATTATGGTATAACATTATATTTTAGTAACGTAGAACTAGGGGACATTTGATGTTAGTGGTAATAATGTTTATTTGTTGTTTGTTTTCTAGTGTATCATTTCCAATATGGTTTTGGTGTTTAATGACATTGCAATTGGCGATGAAGCTTTTTTATTTTTCTGTACAAATATTAGTTTACCATTTTAGGAGTTGATTATGATTAATTTAAAAGAATATCAAAATGCGCTAACAGAAATTCTAACCGTAGATGATAGGATAGTTGGTAAGTATAAACTATTGGCTTATTTGCCGGATTTAATGTTTGAGGCTACTACTAAAATATATGAGAAGAATGTTTTAGTCGATGAAGTGGCAGAGTCGTTTGATGTGTTTAAGGTGCTGGAGTTGAAAACCGGAAAAGAAGTTTATATGTATTATGGGGATTTCGATTCTATAGGATGGTGCAATTTAAAAACATTGATGAAGAAATGCAAAACTTGTATAGTCAAAAGAGGAGTTTAGTTTATTATAGTATATATTCTAGTACTTCTATTTCTGTTTTTGTAGCTAATGTTTACTGGAGTATATTTTAGTTGTCAATAATTATAATTTTAGTTGTCAATCATTTCTCTTTGGAAAATATTCCACATTAAGATCAATACTGGCAAAATTTCCCATATCTGACCTGAATATGTGTTTAATCTGGTCAAGTATAATGTGCAATATAATATACAAAAAGTGGTAGTAATGTGTAATATATTGGTAGTTAGTAGCAATATTTCTGACTAACTGTTATTATACTACACTTTAATTGTAATATTTGGATATAAAGCATTATAATTGCGTAGTACTGACCAGATATTAGCGGCTTATGCAGACTTAACTTCCAAGAATAGCCTATTTTAGATAAATGTGGTTATAATTTGCGTACTATTATTAGCACAATTGTTATGCGTAGTAATATTCATACGCAACAGTATTCGTATTTGCATATAAAGCTAATTTGGGCAATCAAGCTATCAAATGGCAATAGTTGACATATTTTGACGAACGATGGCTTAAGCGGCTTAATCAGCTTAAAATCATTTTTTCTCTTTGGAAATGTTCCCTACATAGCATCGACTTGATCCCACCGTAGTTTGTTTAGTCCATTTAGTCGGTAAAGCATTTAAAGCCCACGATCTGTTTTATACTATAGTGGCTTTATACCTTTTTAGGTTTATACCTTTTTGGGTATAGTTGGGCTGAAATAGCCATTTTTAGGTTATATCGGGTATATTAGGGGTGGAAAGGCGATTAAGCCGCTTCAGCATAAAAAGGCTTATTTTGGCGAATATGCGTAGTTCGGTTTAGGCGAAGACAGTGACGGAGAGTGACGAAGAACGCCTTTTTTAGCTATTTTTCTTAATATAAATATTGTAAGTATTTGATATTATAAAATTAACTAAAAAATTTTGTGGCTTTGTCGGCTGTAAATACT